GTGCGGAGGTTTGTCCAAAATAGTAATCCCCGAAGTTTTCAAGGATATATTCCATGTCGTAATCAAGCTGTGACTGAGACAGATCTATACACATCACATTCAACATACCGCCGCCGTTTTTACCTTTTAAAGTGACCTTATTCACTCCATTGAAATTATCGGTTTCGTTCTCAAAGGCACAGACTTTCATCGACTCAGTAACCAATTCGCTTGTATCTGCAAAGCTGATATTTGAATCGAAAAACTCAGCGATAAAGGTATCGGACTTTACCTGTTCATTGTTGACGGTACTTTCGACCTCCGAAGAGACAGCCGAATCCAATACGGACTCGGCTGTTATCGGCGTTGTTGCGGTAGTTTCTGCTGCATTCTGTATTGGCGGACTGATCGTTCCGCAGGCGGTCATTGTCATTGCGATTGCCGCTGAAACCATAGCTGAATATATTTTTTTCATACACAAATTCTCCTTTTTAAACGATCGACCAGATATACAACGGAGCAGTCAAAGCAAAGATAAGACAGCCGAAAATGATAGCAATCGGCGTCCACTCCAACTGCCCGTGTTTGCGGTAATCCAAGTATGCCAGCGTTATCTTAACAAACAGCAAAACCGCCAATATCACGTCGATTACGGGGAACACGACGTTGTTTACAACCGAAACCACCTGCGATCTTGCAGTGGTCCAAGTGCTTTGCACAGCTCCCGCAACATCGCCTGAAGCATAAGCAGTTAGCGACATCATAGCTGCAAAGCACACCGAACTTGCTGCTGCAATCAATTTCTTTTTAGATCTCATTTCACATCATCCTTTCTCTGTTCCTTATCGTTCTTCTTGCATATGACCATACCGAAAACCATAATAACCGCTGTGGCTACGAGATAAAGCTCAGCACTATTGTCTGCGGATACACCTGTATTAGGAGTATCTATTGTGACTGTAGGAGGAATTTCAAGATCAGGCGTATGCTCATCGTACATAACGACCTCCGTTACACTTCCGTCAGTATTCACAGTAAACTTTATCTCGCTTGCAATCTCATAATCGTCGGGAGCGATCGTTTCACGGAGCGTGTACTCCTTGCCTGCAATCAGCTTGCCCTCGATAAAGTGAGCCTCGTCTGTTGATACCTATTCCGTGGCAACATTTCCGTCCTCGTCAATAATCTGAAGCGTTGCGCCGGGGAGCTCCTCACCTGTAGTAATATCCTGCTTGGAAATTCTGACTTTTGTAGATTTATTCACAGCTTTAATTTCTATGACTTCGCCGTCCTCAGAAATTGTCACAGGGTAGCTTTCATCGCTGAGAATATATCCTGTGGGAGCTTCGATTTCCCTGACGATATACTCGCCGTATGGGATCTTGTCAAATTCAAAGTGTCCGTTTTCATCGGAAACAGCGGTCATATATGCGTTGTCGGCAGTAAACTCAGCGGTATCAACAGCAAACAGTCCGAACAGAGCATTTTCAAGAGGTTCGTTGCTCTCATTTACCTTGATTCCCTCGATTTTACCACGTTTCAGTTCATTTACGAACTGCCCGCAGTCGATTGAAACAGTAGTTACTTCCTGTCCCATATACTCGAAGTTTACAAGGTACTTTTTACCGTTCAAAACATAATGCTCATCGGTTGCAATTTCCTGAACATAATACTTGCCGAACGGAATTTTTTCTGCAATTACAGCCGTCATATCCTCGTTCAGCGAAACCTCCGCAATCAGACCGTCGGCAGGAATTACCGAGCCGTCAGCGGCAGTAATATCCTCTGCGGCAAACAATCCGAAACGAACATTTTTGTAACTTTCTTCCGCTGAAATTCCGAACTTTTCATCATTTTCCATAACCTTAGAAAGAGAAATTTCAATGCCCTGATAGTCATTTTCAAAAGCTGTGCCAACGGTATCACGAACTGCGATTTCCTGCCCTGCGTAGGTAAGCTCAACAAACTGAGATTCTGCGTTCAGAACATAGCCGTCAGGAGCAGTAATTTCCTTGACTTCATACTTGCCAAGATACAGTAAATCAGTTTCTGCATACCCGTTTTCGTCTGTTACAAGCTCTGCCACAACATCGCCTGCGTTGGCTCTGATCGTGCCGTCGGCAGTTATGATATCCTCGCTTGCAATTACCTGAAATACTGCGCCACTGAGATTTTCTTTTGCAAAAACGGGAGTATAGGCGGTCTGCCCACTTTCGTGAACCTCGCCGTTTTCATCGATATATATTGCGCTGCCAAGAGCAGTTACGCTTGCAAAAACATTGCCTGTTTTCTGAACAGAAATTTTGCCCTTCTGTGCGGTATTTGTTTTCTCCACAACTACGGTCTCTACTGAGCCGTCAATTGTAAATGGAACAGGATTTTTATCAAGGACATAACCCTCCGCCGACTGCACTTCGTGAAGCTCGTAATCGCCGTAAACAAGCTCGTTCGGGAGCATAAGAGAACCGCTTTCATCGGTGTAAAATGTGTTGAGAATCATTTCTGAGGGATAGTTGATTTCCTGCGAAACATATTCGGAATTTGCACAGTCCCAAACCTTGAAGCCGATGCCCGAAACGGGAATTATATTGCCTGTTTCAGCGTCCTTTTTCACGATTTTAACAAAGGATTTTTTTACTGCGTCATTGAGCAAATAGAAATATTCTTTTTCGTTTTCGCTGATATTGACTTCAAAGTCCTCCATCTGTTCGGTATTTTCCAAACCCTTAATTTGATGAACGACATAGATTCCGTAAGGGAGCATTTTAGTCTGTGCATAGCCGTTTTCATCGCATACGAGGTAGTCTTTTTCGCTGTCATTTGCAGCTTCATAAGAGCCTGATGACTTGAGATAAACCTCAAACTCTGCACCGACTTCGGGAGTTTCGATCTGCGTTGAGCCGTCATCGGAATGCTTGATTATGCTGATTTTTCCCTTGAGAACGTCCTCGGTCACTGTCATAGAAATGGGGTTATGCTCAATGGAATAATTCTCAGTTTCTGCACCAACCGGGTACACAGTTTCATCAAGCAGATATCCCTCGCTTGGTGAAATTTCCTGAACAGTGTAGTTTCCGCAGACATACTCCTTTGTCTTGAAATATCCGTTTTCATCGGTTGTGTAGGTGTCCACCAGCTCGCCGTTACGGTAAATGCCGTAAACTGCACCTGAAAGAGTACCGTCGCCCTGAGCGGAAGCTGTTTCGGAATCCTGCTTTGTTACTTGGGCGGTAAACTTTTTGAGAACGTTCTTAAAGGTCTTGGTTGTGGTTGCGTCAGCTGTCAAAGTAACCGTCTGACTGGCAGGAACAACATACTTTACGGGAACGTTTTTTTCAGAAATCGTGTAAACAATTTTCTGATTGTTACTGTCGTATACGGGGATATCGGAAAGAATTGCAACACCGTCAGAACCTGTTTTTATGCTGTAAGTCTTGCCGTTACCTGTTACAGTAAATTCTCTGCCGCCGTTCTGATTATCCTCAGACTGCTTGTTGATCTTAATAGAGCCTGTTTTGAGTTCATTGTTGAACTTTACATTGACAGTCAGATCAACGTCGCCGTCTGTAAGCTTGACATTCTTCGCCTTGGGAGTTTCATATCTCGTATCTACGTTGATTTCGGAAACAGTGTAAGTGATAGCCTTGCCTGTGGACATATCATAAACTTTCAGATCATCTAAGGTCGCAATGCCTTTTGCATTGGTTTTAGCAGTTTCGGTAAGGGATTTTCCGTTATAGGTATAGGATATATTGAACTCCCTGCCGCTGATTATGCCATCCTCGGCAGTTTTGTTAATTTTGATTGTTCCTGTTTCATAGTCCTCTTTCACCTTGTTTTTTCCTGCTTTGATTGTATATACGGTCGGATCAACTGAATAACCTGTTGGAGCCTTCAATTCTTTTGCGTAATAAGTCTTGCTTGGCAGCTTTACAGAGCCTTTTCCATTGCTTCCTATTTTGATTTCGGCAACCTTGTTTTTGCAGGACTTATCATGATAGATTCCATATACCGCTGTAGAATTATCAACGCTTGATTTTCCCACAAGATCACCATTTGTATTATACTTATCTATCTCAAAAGTCACGTCGGTCTTTGTGATCCTAAAAGCCGACATATTCATAGCAGTTGCTGTTTTACCGTCGGTCTTGTTATTAATTACAACACCCTCAGAGCCGTTAGCCTCGATTCTCCAATGCCTGCCGCCGTCGCCTTTTCCGTCACCTACTGTTTTGGAATTGATAAGACTTTCTGAAACGCCGATAGATTTCAGGTAAGACACTACATCTGAACGGCTGTTAAATTCGCCCATGTAAATCCACGCATGATCTTCGCCATATGGATTCTGAGCCACCACTACAGAACCGGGCGTAATAGTCGAACCGTTGGAACACTCCCAGTATGGACGGTCTGTGGTCTTGATGTTTTTCTTTTCAACATCGACCTTGGAAGTTTTACCGCCGTAGCTGATAGTGCAGTTGTCGTTGACCGTCAGCCAGTGATCGGTATCCACAGGAACGGGGTTGTTCCAAGAAAATCCCGAAGTCTTGTATCCAAGCTGCGTCAGCGTATAGTACACAAGTCCCGAACAGTCGATACCGAGATTGTTTATCGTCTGTACCGACAGCGGAGTATACTGACCCTGATTGTATGCGTACCAATATCCCTTATTTCCGAAAGTATACGGAGAACCGAGAAGCGTTGCCGCCTTTGCGATCACCGTATCTGCCGATGGAAACGCAGAGTTTTCGGTCGAAGTACTTGCGGCATTTGCAGTAATTACTCCGCTCATTGTAGAGCCGAGCATTGAAAAAGCGCAGAGTCCTGCCATGAACCCTGCGCTAAGTTTCTTTAAAATCTTTGATTTAATTTTAAACATAAAGTACATTTCTCCTTTGATTTTAAATTACAACACTTTACTTTTTATTACATCGTTATTTCCGGCTCAGGTTCATCCGCCATTTCCTCATCGGGAGTATTTTCTACCTCAATTTCCGTAGCCTGCATTTGCTCCAATACGATAATGGGAGTTTCAAACATTTCGGAATATTTCTTGATCTGATCATCGGTAAGTGAACAGCTGTCCCATTCGCCGTATTCGTTCATATAATTTCCTGAAACAAAGAAAGTTCCATGTACAAGAACATTTCCCACAATACGATTAGGCTGTGAACCATTAAGCAGGAATTCATCGTTGCACCAAGCAATCGCAGTTTCTTTCGGCTCAAAATATATAGGTTCGATACACCCTCCGACTATTGCCTGCATATCGTGAATATCATCGCCGATTTCCTTTTCATACGGCGCTTTTTCAGGCTCAATAACAAGTATTTTCATTTACAAAACCTCCTCATCTTCATTGCAATAATCCCACAGCGGACAATCACTGCAGTCATCATGCATAGCGCAAGTCCTCTCAATCTCTTCCTCTGAGATACCGCAGTCACGGCGTTCTCTTTCGGGAGCATTTCGCCATATCGTAAGCGTCACTCCGCTATCATCGCACTCCGTTTCTACGCTTACGGGATCGCCGTTTTCATCAAAAAGCCCCGAAAATACGCTTTTTCCGTTGTCTGCCATTACTTGTGCAAAAATTATTTTTTTCATAAAATTATACCTCCAAATTGTCTGTTTCATCGTCAAACAGCGAAAGCTGGCGAACCGCCTGTAATCTCTCGCTTGTATCGTAATTGGATATGAGCAGCTCCGCATACTGACAGCCGCCGTCGTATCTCTGCGCCAGATTATTCAGTCTGCTGATCTCCTCAATGTGAATATTAGGCTTATCCCATATCTCACGGATTTCTGGACAGTCATTGTAGGAAACAAGAAACTTGCCCTTGATATCCATTAGCGAATCCCTGAGCCTAATATGATCCTTGGTTTTAAAACCAACGTCTTTGTAGTAGTTTTCGGTTGCAAAGTACGGTGGATCGCAATAAAAAAAGCTGACAGGGCGGTCGTACTGCCGTATCAGTTTTTCAAAGTCTTTATTCTCAACTGCTACCTTCTGCAATCTCCTTGCTGCCAAGTCTATCATCGGGAAATCCGACCATATTGAATGCGGCTGACTTGCAAAGCTGTCAAGTCCGCTTGCGTAGCTGTATCTAATAAGCTGATAAAACTTCGCCGCCCTGTCAACATCACGAAATCTGCTGAACAGACCTCGCTTGTGAAGACTAGCAATCCAGTCGAAATCTTCACGAGAATCGAGGACATAACGAAGCTTGTATTTCAGCTTATTCGGTTTATCTCTTACACAGCGGTACAGGTTTGCAAGGTTTCCGTTAAAATCGTTGTACACCTCAAAATCCATACCGGGCGGTTTGCGAAAAAGCACCCAGCCTGCGCCCCCGAAAACCTCGATATACCGTTCATAATATGGAGGAAAGCGAGCAAGCACGGCGTCACGCAACGCTTTCTTTCCGCCTACCCATGACATAAAACTGTTCATTTTTTTCCTTTCTGCTGTTTATACCAACAGCAGAAAAGTCGCTTTGCAAGCACCAGATTTTTATCTGCTGTTGGCAAAACAACCTTGTCCTAGCGCGGACGGCGCAATTTACGTTCAAATTTGATATGAACTATACTGCCTGCCCGCTGATTTTCATTTGTTGTATTTTCAACCCTTGATTATCGGGTCAACATAGCTGAATATGATGCGTTTCTGTTCAAGGTAGCCGTTGGCTTTATTGACCTCGTTACACAGCTCCTTGTACTGCCTTTCCGAAAGTACGGGCTTTGTGGCTCTCAGCATTGCTGGAATACTGCCGAGGCAGAACTTGAAGTCAACTTTAGCTTTAATTCTGTTTGTGTGCATTATCCCATCTCCTTGCCATAATATTTTCTCAGCAGAGTGATCACAAATCTTTGCCCTTTTCCTGTCACAAACGTCTGCTGATAGGTCTTTGTCATGGTCGGAGTTTCAAAAACCGACTCCTTTACGGAAAAATATCCTCGGTCGATAAACGCCTGATAGGGGAGATTATTCGCCATAAGAACGCCTTTTCCTTTGAGCCAGCCGTAAAGCTTGTTTCTGCCGACGGGGATATTTTCTGCTCTCGCAAGCTTTGCCATTGCGTTCATGTCGATAAGATTATCGGTATTTGACACCTGATTTGCAAACTCCACCAGTGGCTGATCGTGACGGATACGCTCGTTCAGCTTTCCTATGATCGTCATTTGAATTCGGAACAGGTCACGGTACGGCTCGTCGAGAAACGGGAGGTAGTTTTCTATAAACATTTCTTCGTTGCTGACGTAGCCGCCTGTTCTCCTCAAAGTTGGTAAAATCGTGGCTGTGACCCAACGCCTGAATTCTTTGGCTCTCGGAAGCTTGCTTGAAAGTACCAGACTGTAAAGTCCGCTTTCGTTAATTATCATCGTATTCTGAGTACCCGTAGAACACCCGCCCTGAATCGGGGCGAGTGCCTTATCTTCGTTGTCAACATGAGCGTTAATCGCATTTCTTGGCTTAGAATATCCAAGGCATTCCGCAACATCTTTGCCTACAAACCACGGTTCACCGTCTTTTACGACCGTTCTCACTTTGCCGAATTCCTCGTTTTCAAAGATTTTAATTACCTGTTCCATTTGCGTTTTCCTCCTCGTCAAATTTCAGTAAATTTCTTGCAATAGCTTCAACCACATTTACCGTAATTGAATTTCCTGCCTGCTTGTAGATCTGTGCGTCGGACATTCCTGCAGTTGCGACTTTTTCAAACTGTTCGGTTGTAAAACCTTGAAGCCGCCAGCACTCAACAGGCATCAGACGGCGGATTCTGCCTTTGCGTATCATTCAGAGCCTGTTCCTGAGCGATTTTATGGAACTTATCCACATCGGGGATAACCCCAAGCGTTCTTCCGTTGTCAAATTTACAATGCAGAGTTACTGCATCGTCCACAAATTGAACTATGCCTTTAGTACCTGGTGGAATCGGACGGGGATCGTTATCCATACTGTCAAGGCATATCCGAGTTCCTTCGGGATATCTCTGCCTGAGCATTTCTACCTTCTTTTCGTTGTAAATCATATTCTGCCTCACATCGTCATTCCCATATCGGGTCTTTGGTCATATCATCGGTCTGACTGCTGTTTATTTTTTACTTGATCACCTCCAGTCGTTTTAGATTCCCTTTTTATAGTATATTTGTTATCAAGCCTCCTTTGAAATAAAAAAAGACCGCTTTGTCGTTTATCACATTTCGTGATATTTGACAAAACAGCCTTCTAAACTTTGTGAATGTTTTTTCATAAAAAATCGGCAGGCTTAGAGCAAAATATACTCAAAGTCTGCCGTTATGTTCGATATTTTTTGTTGTGTAGGGTTCGACTCCCTTTTTTTCGTGAAAACTGGTGAAAAGCATCCACGGTTTTACATTAAAATTTTTTGTTTTCTAAATATCAAAAAAGCCCGTAAACACGGGCTTTTTAAGGTGAGTATCCATTTGGTATCACCAATATGGTTGCGGGAGCTGGATTTGAACCAACGACCTTCGGGTTATGAGCCCGACGAGCTACCGAACTGCTCCATCCCGCGATATTTTTTTGTGCTCTCTCTTGAGTGCTTATTTATTATATCACAAATGAATGTGAATGTCAATACCTTTTTTGCAATTTTTTTGTTTTGACTGAAAACTCTTGACTATTGTATCCAAATCGGGTATAATATATACGTTGTCGGGGTGTGGCGCAGATTGGTAGCGCGCTACCTTGGGGTGGTAGAGGTCGCCTGTTCAAATCAGGTCACTCCGACCAAAAGCCCTCGGTGCGGTTGTTAAATTAATTATCTAATTGTATCTTATCGACCGCCTGTCGGCGTAAATCATCATAACTATGCAAATAAATATTTGTGGTGTCAAGCTTTGTGTGTCCGAGTAAGTCGGCAACTGTCTTGACATCCGTTCCGTTAGCGGTCAGCAGACTTGCGAACGTGTGACGGAACTTGTGCGGTGTAAGGTGCGGTAAGCCGTCAGCGTGGGTCTTTTTCCATTCCTCATTCTTGCGAATGAACATTGTGTTATACTCCTCGTGGTAACGGCGAGGGCTGAGAAAGTTCTTTGAGCGTGGATTGCCAAACACAAAATCACAGGTAACAGGCAGTGAAAGAAGAAGTTTATAAGCCGTTTCGTTAAGTTCCACATAGCGGAATTTGTGATTTTTCGTGTCATTCACGAGCCTTGCACAGCCTTTAAGCACAACTACAGTTTGACATACAAAGATACGGCGTGATTTAAGGTCAACGTTTTCCCAGCGCAAGGCAAGTATTTCCTCACGGCGTAGACCTGTTAAGCACTCAAAGCGGAACATCTTAATAATAGTGCTATCGCCCGAAGTCAGAAAAGCGGCTTGCTCCGCCGTAAATGAAAGCTGTTGCACAGTTTCAGGGCGTTTTCTGCACCGCCTAAGTTCAAAGGCTGAAAGGTCAATGGACGTGTAACGGCAGGCATAAGCATAACGCATGATACGTTTAAGAACACTGCGGAGTTTTTTCACTCTGTCAATGCAGTATGTATCATCACATATCTTGATAAGGTTATTGAGGTCAGAAAGACCGATTTCTGAAAGTTCCTTGCCGTTAATCGGCTTGCAATTCTGCTCTATCACATAATCAGTTTGCTCAGGATAGCGGACAACGCCCTCTAAATAAGAGGGGCGAAAGTCCTTGTAATAAAATTCTTTAAATTTCATAGTGATTACTTCCTTTCGAGGGGTTGTAATATAGGGTGTAGTCATTCCATGTATTGGCGTACATGGTTTATAATGGCTACACTCTTTTTGCTGTTATAATGCGTGTGGACGGCTGAAAAGCCCTCTTAAATGCGTTGTAGCGGTGTTCTGCTTTGTACTCTGCAAGAAACAGCCTGAGGAGCGTATCACGCTCAGCAGGGCAACACAGATAAACAATCCTTTTATCCTCTCCTTTCTCCTTGCCTATCGTGCCACAGAGCCACAAATAGAACAGGTTGATTTCTTCCTTGCAAATTTCTTTTTGCTTCATGGTGTACCTCCTAATTTATTTATACCATATTTTTACGGCGTTGTAAAATTGCCGTTTTCTTACATTAAATATTTTTACTTTATTTTGTTTGGCTTGTTTTGCTTTTTCGGATTTGGCGTTGGCTTTTACGTTGGTTTTTCTTTATCGTGTCACTTATGCCACGGCTGACGCTGTGGCGGAACGGCAAGCGACCCTGTTCACTGCGTTCACAAGTTCCATTGCCTAAATTTTTAACTTCTTACAGTCGCTTTGCTCCTTTCAGAATTTAAAAATTTTCCTCGTGACACTAACTTTACGATTTATTTTCAACAAATTTTGAAGTCAAGCCGTCCATAAGTGTGAACAATCCCATTTGTGAAACCTCGTGACGAACGTGTGAACACTGCTCACGGATAGCGTGACTATCACAATGAAGGTCAAAATCAACGTTGTATTTACAATAAAATGTACCGCTGTTATTCTCGGCAGGATATTTGAAACAATACACTATATCATCAATACGCCTTGTAAGCTGTTCAAGCTTGTCTATGCCGTCATTACGTTCAGCCGCCTTTTGATATAGTTCAGTAGGCAGGAACGGAGAAGTTATATATACTTCCGTCCATAACGTCATTTTATTGCTATAACGTGCCGACACTTGCGAGCGGTACTTGTCAAGAAGGGTGAGCAAATAGCTGTATGAGATACGCCCTCGAAACTCGTCAAGTATTAATATCGGCTCTCCTTGGTAGCCGTCAAAAGGGTGGTCATAGTCGGTCACACGATAGATATTTACATCACCATGTTTTTCACATAGTTCAATGTATGTGTACGATTTTCCGCACCCTGTACCACCAAACAGCCAATGTACTTTAACATCACGTTCGGGCGGTGTGTTGTCCTTGCGATACAAATAGAATAATTCTTCTGTTGCAGTTTTGGACTTGATAGCCTGCGGATATTGCCTATATATATCGTTCGGAGTTTGTCCACTATAAATAAGGTCACGGATATCAGACATTGAAATCAAATCGTTACGCTTGCCTTGACAGCCTTTAATCTCACCAACCTGCGATTTTGCTATAATTTTTTCGCCCTTTTCCTCGAACTTGCCGACCTTGTTTATATAGTCCTCGACTTGCTTTTTGTTTCCTTTGGTTATCTCAATATGTACTTTAGGAAAAAGCTTTTTCAAGGCAGACAGTGGACGGAAAGTCTTTTCACTTTCAAAAACGCAATGCAAGTGTTCAAGACCGAGGGCGGACACGCAGAATAAAACCGCTCCTGTTCGCTTATCATCATCACCGACCCACTTATTAAGAACATCATCACATATCTGCTGTTCTGTCAACGAATGATACTCCGTAGGTTCTTGCTTTAATATAACCGCCTTGCCGTTCTCGTCTTTGATTATATCACCCTCTTCATTGTGCTTGTATGTAATATCGTAGCGAGGGTTATTTATAACGCAGAACGCAGAGCGGCAATTAAATTCCGCCATATATAGAAACACCACCTTATTTTGTATCAGAAGTTGTCACAAAATTTTGTGACATAGGGAAACACGCATTTACGCTGTTTGAACTGCTTTGTATCATGTATCAGAAGTCGGGGGTAATACTATACCCCGACTTCGTCCGAGAGGTTGAGAAATTCCAAAAGAAAAACCCAACAAGTGAAAGAGCTGCACGTTCGTGCAGTTTTCGGCTCTTTACCTTTGTCTAAGTCGAAAGTTCGTAAGCCGAAAATCTCCAAAGCCGACGGCTTCGACGTCACGGACGTCTGAGGCGGTCGCAGACCGACCGCCCCGCAAGAGCGGGGTTATGCTAAGAAGAACATAAGCAGGTATTGACAAAGGGAAAGTTGTTCTCCCTATCAAAGTTTCGAGATTTAATCGTCATCATCGTTCCAAAAAAGAAAAAATATTAACCAAGGAACGCCGAAGCTTAAAATAAAAGTTGTAAACATACTATCACCTCATTTCGTTTAAATTTGTGGGGTGGGGCTGAAACAGTCAACCCCCTAGAACTGTTAAAATTCAAAAAAACGATAGAATGTACAAAGATTGCAAACAAGTAAGCGATCATTATCACGAGAAACAGCTATACGAAACATATGTGACGTATTATAAGAATACCAAGCATTTTCAGCAAATGAGCGAGCTTCTTTAGCATTATGAGCGTAGCAATAGTAAAAATAATGATGTTCACCGAATTTTTTAATATAAAATTTAACACGATATAGTACAAGTTTTTTCATTTTAAACACCCTTTCTGCGGTTTGTGGGTTATCCGCTTTCCCTTTGTCTGTATTAAGTATACACTATATCTAGTCCATATGCAATGGATATAGTGTAAAGTATTTATTAAATAATTATTAACTGGATATAGTGTATATTGTGGTTGACAAATTACAATAGATATAGTATAATGTAAAAAAGGTGGTGAGGTAATGGCGGTATCAGAAGCCAAGAAGAAAGCTAATGCAAAATGGAACGCAGAAAATCTCGAAAAAATACAGTTTTATGCTCCAAAGGGGTTTAATCAGATGATAAATGACCGAGCAAAAGAGCTTGGTTTATCAAAAGCAGGATATCTCAAAAAGGTTATCACTGATGAGATAAAATCCGCAGAGGACAGCCACATTGTAATAAAGACACATACAGACGAGGGGTGAGAACATGGGTTTAATTGAAATGAGTGAAACAGCTGTTGCAACGGCTGTTGTGATAGCAATAGTTGCTATCATAATCAACATAATATTGTTTGTTGCGATAATCTGCACGGCAGGCAACACAGAAAAGACATACAAGGAATTACAGGAAACCAACAAGCGACTTGAAATGATGAACAAGAACTTGTTAGACACTAATATGATACTGATTAATAGATTTAGTCAGGGCAATAATTACAACAATAACGACAACAACAACAACTCGCAGTGAGCCTAACGGCAACCACTGCGAGTTGTTTCATTTACCAAGCATTTTTCCGCTTACGAATAGATTTCTTTTGCTTTCGGTCAAGTGGCTGTGTGTTAGGCTCTATGCCCTCACGATTGGCGAGTATTTCTTCATCAGACAAATACTCTTTTTGTAACATATTCGTGACAAGCTGTGATGTATCGTAGAGCTGACGGCGTTTATTTGTCTGTAGATACGTTCTATTGTACATCTGAGCAGGCGTATAAGCCTTATTTTCAGAATATAACTCGTATTCTTCAATGTCATATGTGTAACCTGTCTGTATACGGCAGAATGGGTGCTTGAAATGCGTATGGCAAGCGGTAACGTCTGCGGTGATGTCCCTTATTTGTTTGTCAAGCAAGTTGAAACGTTGTACTGTTGCATATATCATCATACGCCGTTTACGGCATTGGCAAAGGTGCTGAAATAACGGTTTAGGAACGGCACATTTACCGCCCGAAAAGTCACGGCTATTAAATATAGTACCTATTTCATCAATAAGTACAAGCGTGTTTTTAGGGGCGTTGAGTATATCTTGTGCAGTGTTCAAGGGAAGTATCTCCGTATAGTCGGGAAAGTTTTTGATATTAATATTTGTCAAGATATGAAGTTGCGGATATTTGCGACAGAGTTCATAAGCTTCGGCGACCATGAGAGAAGTTTTTCCTGCACCGAATTTGCCGACAAATAAGTGTATACCCCAACCGTTGAAAATCTGCGACCAATTAAAATATAAGGCTGTAGCCTTATCATAGGCAGTATAAGCCGCCAAGGACGGCAGACGAACGAAATAATCTAATAAAATCATAAGCTACCTCCGAGGGTTGAAGAAACGTATCATAGCATTATAAAGCATTTTCCAAAGTAGGAAAAGCATTAAACAGGCGAACACAAATTCAATGCACAGCACACCGAATTGTTTCCACGTTTTAATAACGTCAATAGCGGCTAAGTCACAGCCGAGGAGTTTTAAAAGCTGATAGCAAGCGTTTTGAACATCATATAACACATTTACCACCCCACTTTCTCAGGCTCTTGCTTGTCGCTCTGTGGCGTGTTCTGTGGCTGTTCAGCCGATTGCTTTTTTAACTCCTGTTCCTCGTATAGTGCTTCTATAAGCCGTTTACGAGGGAGCGACAAGTCTTTATCAGATTTAAAGGCGTGCAAGTCCATAAAGAACGCCACCACGCCAAGAACTGCACTGATAGCAAGAATTACTATCAGTGACAGGACGAATAATTTTAATATTGAAACCATTTTAACAACTCCTTATGTATTGTGGAAAAGATATTTTAGCAGAGCAACGGAGCAGGATATAACAAACAATCCGATAATCATTGCACCTACTGTGAAACTAAATTCACCAAAACGAATACGCAAACACATTAAGTGTTGAATTGAAACAAAAAGCGACTTCATAAGTGAAAACCAATCCATTTTGCACCCCCTATTTCAAGACCCATTTAACAACGCATATTGCTAACATGACAACAAAGAAAGAGATAAGGATAGTTAAAAACGTTGTGGGCAAAATGCCGATACTTGCAGTTAAGAACTTGAAAAAGTCGGACGAGCCGTCAAACACTGATTTAATGCTGTCAAGTCCGAAATCAACAGAACCGAAATTTTTATCAAGATTTTTTTGTTCCTCATACTTCTCGAAATCGTCAGGAGCAAGACCGCTTTCTCCGTTTTTATCCATATCATAATCATACATATAATCAGGGGTCAACTTCTTATCAAGATAATCAGTAAACGGCTTGTTTGTATCCATTTCAGCACCATTCTTGAAGATTTTCGGCTTATATTCTGGATAATCTTTGTAATTAAATGCCGTTGACGTTACACAATAGTAATCAGGCATTACAACGTCTGTTCCCTCGCCTGTTTCGGGGTCAGCATTTACTGTTACAATCTGCTTTGTATTCAAAGAACCTTGATTGCACAAATAACCTTGATTGTCAAGGTCGAAGTAATCAGGGGTAGGAACTGAAAGAGAGGTCAAGCGACCATATACCACGATATAAAGCTTTGTATCGGCTGTGAACTGTGAACTATCAAGATTTTCAAGATTGATAGTAACATTCTTGACCGTGCCACCCTTGCCAATAATGTAGCCAGCATTTATGCCCTCTGCCTTTATCCATTCCGTAGGCTCTTTGTTATCGTCCGTAACATCATCAACAACGCCGCTTGTAGTATACATATATTTACCATAGTCCAACGAGGTATAAACAGCGTTTTTAACGCTCTTCTCATACGAGGACATCTCAGGGGGCGAAGTAGTGATATAACATACAAATTCATATGTATAATCTTTGAGTTCGTCATAGCTGTCACGGAGTTTTATAAATTCGTCCGTCAGTGTGACACGGACATTAAGACCATTGCTTTCTATTTCCTGTCCGTTGTTGCTTGCACCCGGAGCGACAAGTGTTCCCTTACGGCTCATGCCCTCAGAGAGAGAGGGGGAATAATCGACAGTAAAGGGAACTGGTGGAGCATTAGGGTCAGAATAAATAGGTGCATCGCCTTCATAAACTGGTAAATCAGAAAAGATAATTTTGAAGTCTTTAATATCACCATAAACGATAGAACCATAACTAACTTCACGGGTACAAGAATTTTCCTTAAAACGATGAACAAATGAATCAACAAATGTTCCATCTGTAGAAACAGTTCTATCAGAAGAATTATAAAAAATTTTAGACGATTGCGAAACAACGAAACATTGAAAAAATGAAAAAGAACTATCAGTAGGTTTATAGGATATAACCATATAGGAATATTCGGAATGAGGATAGGTATTTTCTAGTTGTGAAAAAATATGTTCAGTAAAAACAGAATCAGAATCATCAGCGAACGCAGGAACGGCAGAAAATACACAGCATATCATACACAGAATAGCGGACAAAACAGCGGTAAACCGCCGTAATTTAAATTTCATATATTGTTTTCTCCTTTCTATAAATAAAAATGCGGAGCGAATTGACCGCCCCGCACAAGCGAGATATACGGCTTACTTATGTGTAAGCTTTCTGATAACGCCGATTGCAACGCCGAGGAGCGATGCACCTACAAAGACCATAACAAGCGGATTGCTTGTCATAAGTGTCCAAACCTGTGACACAAGGTCAGTAATAGTTGATACACCCGAAGTAATAGCACTTGTTTCACCTGCAAGAACTGAAATAGGCATAATTTAATCTCCTTTCTTATTGATTATGTCTATACTATCGACAACAAGCTTTTCAACGCCGCCGAAAGTACGAACTCCATAGTTAATATTTATCTTGCTATCTATCATAGCCGCAGAGTTTGGGAAAACATCTTGCAGGATAGACGGCGAAACTTTAGCGGTATGGACTTCATAACCTGTTACGCTATCGTCCTTGCTTTCCTTTAGGCAAAACAAAGAAAAATTTTCCCATTTCTTGCCTGTAGCCTTGATAACACCGCTATTTTTCTTGAAACCTTTTACAATATACATCTTGCATACCTCCGAAATTAATTAATAATTTGTTGTAGTTCTCTTGACTACAGTTATATTATATAACATTATTAAAACAGCGTAAATGCTTGTAATATTTCTTGTCAATGTATAATTTGTTAAAATACCGCACTAACAAACTAAACTTTTTGTAATATTTCTATGCACAATAAAACCGCCGATATTTAAACAAAATACGGCGGTTTATATCCTAAAATTTTCTATTTGTGTTTGGGGTGGTAGAGGTCGCCTGTTCAAATCAGGTCACTCCGACCAATATGTAAAAACGGCTTTCCTCTATTGTGGAGAGCCGTTTTTTTAGTTGAATAGTGCTAAAGATTTTCACAAGTAAATATTAATCATCATAACAAGGTACAGAGCAATTCTCACAAGCAGGGGAATCTGTAAGATAAAATATACATTCCTCACAGTGGGCATAACAGCAACAGTTATCATAATCGCATAGCTTATTGGCACATTCGCCATGATCGGTATTTTCTTTACACCAAAAATTAAACTCTTTCATTTTAAAAACTCCTTTATTATTCAAATTTGAGATTATAAACAGCTTTGCACATTCAGAAATCATTCTGAGAAAAACGCTCAATGAGTTTATCACGGTTGATAACATACAACTCAGACAAACGACACATTGAAGTCATCAGAAGATGACGTAATTCATTCATATCATCAGTAACGCACATACGATTTATAGAACCTTTGAGCATATCAACGGAATTCATAGTTTCTTTGTGTTTTTGCTCCGTATAAAATTTACTTTTCATTTAAAAGACTCCTTTATTATTCAAATTTGAGATTATTCACAGCTTTGCACATTTGGTTGAAATTGCTATGTACATAACGCTGGGTAGTTGTTATATCAACGTGTCCGAGCAATGCTCTGAGGGTTTCGATATCTGCACCGCACTGAATGAGATACGTTGCATAGCTATGTCTAAGCTTATGCGGGGTGAGATACTGTAAATCAGGGTACTTTGTTTTTTGTTGCTCATAAAACATTCTATAAAGCCTGTTATAACGTCTAAGGGATATTACTGTATGCGTTATAGGTGAAACGAACAGAAAGCCGTCTGAGACGTCCTGAGAGCGTATCTGATGAAGAATAGCTATTGCATTACTATGCAAGGGGATAAGCCTATCACGGCGAGATTTTGTGGTCTGTACAATCCTATCACCGCATGAAGTATGTACGAGTGTCTGACAGACTTTAAGATATCTATTATCAAGGTCAATGTTATCCCAACTAAGGGCGAGAAGTTCACCACGGCGGAGACCTGTCCACAAGTCAAGCTGAAACATTCTGCAAACACTACTATCATCATCAAAAAGATGTACGAGATTATCGGGGCTGAAATATTCAGCTTCTTTTTTTATACGTTTTGGAGGTTTAACATAGTCGCAAGGGTTTTTGTCACAATAGCCATTAACTATAGCTTCACGGAATACACGTTTAAGTAAGAAATATGAACGTCTTTGGCGGTCATTACTGTAAGATAGGGTGGATTTAAGACAGTTTTGAATATCAATAGGCTTGACCTCTGTAAGCTCCATATCGGCTATATAACCGAAGTGTTTTTGATTTATATATTAATAATCCTTATAGCAATCATAGGCTATCACATCAACGCAGTATGCGTTGTAGAACATCTCAAACCATTCTTTAAAAATCATAGGACATCATCATTTCCATTCTCTTTAAGATATTGAAGTATATCATTGCAGTTCTTTTCGACCTGACTTGAAAAGGTGAAACTGCTTTCATACTGAAAACAGACATTAGCACGAGGGGGGGAGACTATCGGCAAATCGTCTTTAAAGTCTGAATTGCAATAGATCTCTTTAGTTTTGCGGACTATGTTCTTGCTACTCCAGAAGAATTTACCGAAGATTTTTTTTACGTCCTTAGTTATGTACTTTGTGACGTAAAATGCTAAATTAGACATCTGTCCGTAAGTCTGAATAGCTGTTGAGAAACCATAGCGCCAATCAGACACGTTATATACAACAGGCAAATCAGATATATCACAGCCGAGCTTATCACATATATGCAGGCGCTTTATAGTATCTATTTTAAGGGGCTTGTCATGACCCTTTACAAGGCGTGTACCACTATCAACGAACTTAAAATCACAATCATTTATAAGGGCGTGGCAATGTATACCGCCTTTTTTGTGATACTCAGGAACTAAGATATATTTAAGCCCTTTTCTACTAACTGCATTTTCAAGCCATTTTTTCAAAGGCTTTATGACTTCTTTAGGGTTTGTGCGGTCAAGGTTATCACCATTAAAGGTAATAGTAAGGAAGTATTTCCAATCATTTTGATAAACTATATCAAAGATACTTTGCTTTGCTCTTTGAACACTATCGGAACGAACTTCACCGCTTTGTGACTGCTTATCTTTAAACTTACGAGTATCAAGCATATCAAGCATTATGTTTCCGTTTTCGTCCTCATACTCAAAATAACATATGTAATTTTCACGAGCCGTTTTAAGTTGCTCTTGTCTTGAACGTTCGTCAATACTATGCTCATGCTTGCAGTGATACTCAAATGCAGGGTCTTTAAATATGTGTCGATCAGAACGTGTTATAGTGTAACTGCCGTCACGATATTCCTTTATCTTTGTATTGCACTTGACCTCTTTAGAGGACGTTTTTAGGGGCATTTATATCAACTCCCATTTATTAGGTGAGTGCTTTTTGTGGCTAATATCAAGTAATAGCCACACGCACCGCAGGGCGGCGCAAGCGCTCGCCCCTGCGGTCGCTCGTGGCTATACGCCACGCCTTTTTCGCAGGCTTCTGCTTGTCTTTCTATCGTGCATTATGTCACTTGTGACATCTACTCCACGATTAGCAAGTATTTCCGTGTCGCTGATATACTCCTTATCAAGCATATTATCTACAAGCTGAGAAGTATCATATAGTTGTCGGCTCTGATTAGTCTGCAAATACAAACGGCTGTAAAGCTTTTTCGGCATATATGACTTATTCTCCGTATACGCTTCATACTCGTCTATATCATAGGTTTTGACCTTGATAAGGCGTGTATAAGGGTGACGGAATGTAGCACGACACGTTGACACTGTAGCCGTTATATCTCGTATCTGCTTATCAAGCAGATTGAAACGCTGAACTGTCGCAAGTATCATCATCTTGCGCTTTCTGCACTGGCAGAGGTGCTGAAAAAGCGGTTTAGGGACGGCTCTTTTACCACCAGAGAAATCACGAGAATTAAAGATAGTACCTATCTCATCAATAACCACAATGCAATTTTTAGGAGCGTGCAGGATATCTTGAGCGGAATTAAGCTTATATATATTCGTCCACTCAGGGAAGTTTTGAAGATTGATATTTGTTAGTATAGACAACTGAGGATAACGCACGCAATAGTTATATGCTATCTGAGCGAGGGTTGACGTTTTACCAGTGCCGAATTTACCGGTATAAAGGTGAATGCCCCAACCTTGAAAGATAGCAGAGTTGTTGAAGTATGCACCGAAAAGGTGGTCATAAACCTCATAGGTGATAAAGGGCGGTATTTGTTTTATGTAATCAAATAGTATCATAACATTAATCCTTTCTAAAATAATCAACAAGATGATAAACAGAAAAAATAAGATGATGTATAATAATCTCCAAAAGAAAAGAAAAAACAAATCCAAATAAAGCAGTTTGTTTAGGAGTAGTAAAGGGATATGAAACAATACTATTAAAAGTAATTACATGAAAAACTATAAAGGGAGCAATGAAAAACCAAGTATCAAGCATACAACACATAAAGTTAATTATATGAAATAGTTTTCTATTCATGTAACACCTCACACCGCACTTGCACAACGTGTCATGCGTATCATCACATTATAGAAGAACTTACAGAAGATACAGAGCATAACCACAGCAAATATAAAAGCCATGCCGAGAAGCAAAGCGTCATATCTATTCATGACTTCTTGCGAGAGATCACAACCCATTGACTTCAAAAGCTGAAAAAATGGGTTATTTTCATCAAACACTATGTGTACTTTCATTATCATTCACCTCACTATCATTAGTTTCAACCGCAGGAACGGCTTTTATTTCAACATCTTCACCGAACATAAGATATTCTATAAGCTGTTTTCTGTTTCCGCTGAACTCATGTTCAGCTTTAAAGTTTCTAAGGTCAGTGAAGAAACCTATAACACCGCTTATAGTACAAACCATAAAGCAGACAACGAGTATAAACAAAACCAAGTTAAGCATTTTTCTACCTCCTAACGAGCCATACAAGAGAAAAAATCATCAATACGGCAAGAACAAAACATATTATATTAACCATTATAATTACTCCTATCGTTTTAAAAGATATATAATGAAAGCAGATGAACAGGATAAAATCATACTGCCGACAATAACAGAACCAAGAGAAAAAGTATAAGAGCCAAAATCAAAAGTATAAGACATACAGAGAGTTAAATTATAAAAGATAGCTTTGAAAGCATAAATAATATCCATACACACCACCTTATTTAATTAGGTTAGAAACAGCATTAAAAATATACTGAGAAATGTTACGGCAGGCAGTGAAGCCAGTTGAAAAAATCGTTTCAAGAACAGCGTCAGGGATAAGATAAAACAATATAGCAGATACAAGAATAGCAACTACACGCATAATATACCCCCTTATTGAATGACATACTTAATAAGTGCAAGTGTGAGAAATGTAACAAACCATGCTGTAAAAGTAGCAATAAACCAATCAGGAAGAATACGGATTGAAGCAGTTAAAAACTCAAAATATGAGCTAGAGGTTGAAAAAATAGATGAAAAATCAGTATAATCAACACTAGCAAAATTTTTAGAAAAAGTATTATCTTTATCATGCTTCTTCTGTTCTTCAAGTGTGCGTTCTTCTGATAAAGTACCGTCTTTATTTACTGATTGATAAGTACCAGGAGCAACAGGACTTTTTGAAAAATCAAACGGATTTGTTTTAATCATATCAATATCATTGCCCTTGCCGTCTTTAAGCGGAACATATTTCGGATAACTATCAAAACTAAATTGAGCAGTATAAACAGAATAACAATCAGATTTTGAAAAATAATCAAGATAACCAGTATCATCAGTGTCCCATTTATCAACATTAATATAATCAATATTATTAAAGTTAACACCATTAGGACCTCTATCAACACTATAAGCTGATTTAAAGCTACCATTAAAAACAGATTGACCGCTTTCCGTAGGGAATAAAGTTTCACAAGTAAGGATAGAATTAAGAACGGATATAACTTCAAACTTTTCTGCATCTATATTTTCAAGAGGTATAGAAAGCTGATAAGTAGGCAAATTCTTTATAACAGCCTGATATTTTTTATAAGAACAATTTTCAGAAGCAATATCAGATTGCATTGTATGTTTAAAATATTCTTTAAAATCTACAGTAAAGTACGGATACAAACCATTAGCATAAACAGCCGTACTAGTTGAGCCATCTATATCTCCATTATCTTTATCAACAATACTATAACGTTGTTGAGATAGATATGTATATACACTGTTTTGTGTAACAGTTCTAAGAGGTTTAGAGGGATCTGAAAGAGATATAAAATAAATACACTTAGATTTACCACAGCCTGTTAAATCAAAAACTTCTGCAAGATTTTTTGTACCAAGAATAGCTTCAATACTTTCACTATCAAGTTTTCCAACTTCAACATTTAATTTCATTTCAGCATAGCGCCTAATATACCAATCAAGATATATAATGTACCCTAGAAACTGAACACAAAATTGCCAAAACATCGTGACAGTGG